TGGGTCGAAAAGGGACAATCAATTTTGTTATGGCGCAATCTTATTTGGGATTATGCTTATGCAGAATTCGAAAAGGTTCAGAACTTGCAAAGAAGTATTCCGACTGTTGAAGAATTCTTGTCTGAGCTACCGGAATTCAAAGTATGAAACAGTATTTGCGCAAAGTGAAATTGACCGCATCGGGTGGCGGGGGCGGCTTCGTTGTAAATCCCGGCAACGTGTCAACGCAAGAAATAAAAATCGCCTTCAGCATCTCAAAATCAATTTCCAGCAATCAAAACTCGGCTGAAATTAGGATTTGGAACTTGTCGCCGGGGCATCGAAACAGCATCGGCAAAGAGTTTGACGACCTTACGCTTGAAGCTGGATATATGCCGCCGGATGGTGGAAGTAATGTCGGAATTATTTTCAAGGGCCAACTTCGCGATGTTGAGCACACGCGGGAAGGCCCTGACATTGTCACGACGCTTCAATGCGGAGACGGCGACAAAGCTTTTCGGCGTGCAACGATAAACAAAAGCTATAAAAAGGGCACTCCGGTTAAAGATGTTGTCGAAGACATCTATAAAGATTTGAATAAGCAGGGCATTAGCAAGGGTGAATGGAAATTCCCGGACGGGATGCGCGAGAACTATGAACGCCCTTACGCTGCTTGCGGGTCTTGTAAACGCGAGATGGACACGGTCGGCCGGTCAAATGGTTTTTATTGGTCAATTCAAAATGGCGTCATGGAAATCATTCCCGGAGATGGATACATCGGCGAAATGTTTCTGATTACTCCGAAAACTGGAATGATCGACGTTCCGGCGATTACCGATAACGGAGTTAAAGTAAGCTGTTTGTTGAACCCTGAAATTCGCCCCGGCCGGCGGGTGCAAGTGCAGTCGCAAGTCCTCGGGATGAATGGCGCAAATGGTGAATATCGAGTTAGCCAAATTACTTACACCGGAGATAATCACGACGGGGAATTCCGGTGTGACATCATTGGCGAAAGAGTAAACGGAAATAAGGTTGACGAGGGGAAGAAAAAATGAGCAGTGTTGGCTATTCCGGAAAAGCAAATATAAATTGGGAAGACATGACCGGAATGTCTGAAGACGAAACAAAGTCGAGCCAATGGGGAACAATTCCCGGAAAAATTGTTTCTTTCGATCCCGAGACGCAAACCGCTACCGTGCAACCGCTTTACCGTCCAACTCACAACGGCGAAAAAGTGGATATGCCAGAATTATATGAAGTTCCGATCCGGTTTCAGCGCGCGGGTGGCGGGGCGATCACAAGTCCAGTAAAGGAAGGGGACTTCGTTGAACTCCGGCCGGGAATGCGCGATAGTGAAAAGTATCATACCAATGGAAAATATGAAGCCCAAGATGACCGCGCCTTTTCGCTATCTGATATGGAAGCATATTTGTCTGGCGGTGAAAGCCTAGATAATCCGATCAAAAATTTTGACAATTCAAATCAGCACATTCGGTTTGATGAAAACGGGCAATATGGAATTCGCGGGAATGCTGCTGGCAAAATTGCCATTGAAGGAAGCCAAGGCAATATTTATACATTGATCGCTGATGCAGTAAAACTCGCTGGCGAAGGCTTCAAATTACTTGGTACTGAGCCGACGCTCATTCATAAAGCCGAATATGACCAGAATTGGACTGATCTTCTGGAAATTGAAGGCAAGCTTCGGAGCATGGCGCTATGAATAGATTTGCCTTCTCCCTCGCGCCGAATTCAGAATACATTCACGATTTACACCTTGACGCCACGGGAAACCTTGCCGTTGTCACGGATGCACATGCGGTCGGCCAGCATGCGCGACAGCGCCTAATGGCCTTTTTTGGTGAGTGGTTTTTGAATACACAAATCGGGGTTCATTGGCTCGACGAAATATTCGGAAAGAAATATGACCCGGCACTTGCAGAAGCGATTGTAAAAACGGAATTACTTGACACAGAAGGCGTGACGGGAATTTCTGGTTTTTCTGTAAGCTTTTCGCGGAAGCGTCGGGAGTTGATCATCAATCAAATATTTGTCGAGACTGAATATAATGAGGTAGTGCAGTTATGAGCGACTATGGCGTTCTGCCGACTGGATTTGCCGTTAAACCTCTTGCGACAATTCTCGCAGAATTGGAGGCCGCAAACGTCAGCACTTTTGGTCCCGGTGTTATTCAGACGGAACAAAGCCCGCTCGGGCATTGGAATGGCCTTCGCAGCAACGCGATTGCGGCCCTTTGGGAACACTTGCTGAATACTTATCAATCGTATGATCCTGATCAAGCTGAAGGCGCCCGACTTGAAATGCTCGGCAGAATTCGCCTACTTGAACGGGCGAATAATGAGCGCGATCAAGATTTTCGCAAGGCGATTACGAATGTCGGGCGCGGCCGGATTGATATTGCCGATGTCACGCGGGCAATGCTGAATGTTTCCGGCGTTGTTTATGCCCGGACTTATATCAATGACACCACGGCAATTGACGAACACGGTCTAGACCCCGGCGTTGTTTCGGTGGCGGTTCTCGGTGGCGATGACGAGGAAGTCGCGGCGACCGTTCGCGCTTATACTGTGCCCGGCGTCATTCTTTACGGCAATACCACGGTAAGCTCTGCCGCTGATGGATATTGCCGAACTATTCCGATTGTTCGGCCAAGCGAAATCAATGTAGACCTTGATATTTCGGTTTATGCGCGCCGTGATGTTCTCGGTTGCCCGCCGCCAAGTTCAACTGCGATTGCACGTTGGCTTGTCGATGATTTGCATTCGGTCAGTAGCCCGCGCGTGTTGAATAATGGTGACGATGTCACCTTGCACCGCATTCGGTCCTCAATTGAAGCGCAATTTCCGAATGTCGAAGTCGCATTTTTCGATGGAACCCGTGATCAACCGGAAACGGAATATCCGACGAGTGATCCGGTTCTGATGTCTTTTACTGAAATCGCACGGCTTCGGAATGTTTCCGTAAGTATTCTGAAAGATAATATGGGGGATGCATAAAATGTCCGGCCCCGATTACGTTGGATGTCCTGCCGATAGAAATGCGCTAATTGAGGCCGAAATTGACCGCGTGATGACGCAATATCGCGAAAGCCCCAATCTATTAGGGATTTTGCGGGCGGATTTAAATCAAATCTTTGAAGCCCTGCAAGTTGCTTGCAGTGTTCCGGACTTTTTTGACATCAATACCGCTATCGGCGATCAACTGACAATTCTTGGCCGGCGCCTCGGGTGGCCGCGTGATCACTGCTTCTGCACCACACATCCCGTTTTCGGTTTCGATTGTGAGGGTGAAAGTTCTTTCTATCAAATCTCCGGTTTTTGCGTTGAAGGTGCACGGTGGGCAGATTGCATTGATTTTGGTACGGGCACCTTCACCATTGACGATGACGAAACGTATCGGAAATTCCTGAAAGTTCGGCGTTATCAATTTCTTGCCCTGTATGATATCGACAGCTTGAACGAATGCGCCCGCATTCTTTTCGGCCCGCAAGCCTTGGTTTTGGATAGCGGAAACCGAAAAGTTGTTATTGCGCCCGGCCGGACATTGACGACTTATGAGGCAAGTTTACTTCCTCTTTATCGGCGAGTACTTCCGGTTGCTTTCGGAATTGATGTTTATTTTCATTTTCGAAGTTTGCACCCGTTTGGATTTGGCGATGGATGGGGCGGCTTCTGTGATCAAGGAACAATTAATGAAATCTTCGTGACCGAAAATGAAGAATTGTTCGTAACAAATACAAATAAATTCTTGATTACCGGTTCACGAATGCTTAATTCGGAGTGGCTTTGCCCGGTCAAGATTGAAGATTGCATGAATACGTCGATTTATGGACCAAACGGAATTCACCCGCTTCCTGATCCCGTAACCATGACGTATTCATCTGCGACTTATCACGGAAGCAATGACCTTTTGATTTTCAATTCTGTTGAACTTTCCAGCGAGCATGAATATCGCGAGATTTTCCTTGTAATTGCCGGAAGTTGTGACGGAATAGAAATTCCAATTTCGAATGTAAGAATTGGCGCAATTGAATGTGATTTAACAAATGGCGTCATTTCGCAACGTGGTGCTCGCTCAAATTTCGTCATCTTCGCCCGAGCAAATATTGCCAATAGCGAAGTACAGGACATCGTCATCGT